TTATAAAAATTTATACGTTCTTTATAGAAATAAAAAAAAAGGGGGATAGCCATTTCTGACTATCCCAACAACTTACAAAAACAATTCCACAAGTTTTTTCTTGTTTTTCTTTACAGTTTCATCACTTTCCTCAAATACTCCGAATCTATCGAATCCAACAGTTATCATTAAAGCGACAAAGTTTGTACCTATCAGAAGTATTAAATCTTCTGTCTTCGACTTTTCTTCTATTGAATCAAATATTTCTTTTTTGCTTTCACTCTTCAGCTCGCTCCGCAACAAATTCAGATTCTGTCTTCTTTGATAGCCTCTTAATTTCAGAGTGATTGCTGAATTTAAAAATATCAGTGCAAACATTACGATTGCAAACTTCCTACTTCTGTGATATATTTTCATCTTTATCATCTCTCTTCTTGACAAATCCGAACTTTTCCAGCATTAGCTCCAAAAATCCTTTGCTGATTCCGTATCTTTTCTGATTGATCGTTTCCATTACAGCTTCCCCAAAAAATCCCAGCACAGGACTCCAAGGGTACAGAAAACCCGCATTGAAATGTCCCACCACCTTATTGAGGGACAGAGCAATAGCCATTGTCATTCCAGCAACGGCTATTCTTTTTATGTACGGTTTTACTGGCTGATTGTCTATCATTTTCTGGGCAACCACGCCAAACAATACCCCGCTGAAAAACAATATCAGAAAAAGTCCATGATTGTCTATTATTACCTTTAAATCCTCTATCATTGATTATGCTCCTTATATTCCTATCGCTGTTTTTTCTTCTCCAAGTATTTTATGTATTATTTCATCTACATTTACAGTTTTTTCAAGTGTTTCAGCACCTTTTAGTAATAAATCCTCAGTAAATCTCTCAATGTCATCAGGAATATATGGGTTGTTTATCTCTTGTGCTTTTTTTATAAAATCCTTAAACTTCCCAAAAAAGTTATTCTTAACAGCTTCCAGTTTTTCTATTCCTTTTTTAGCTCCAAAAATTATTTCCTTTTCTAGTACTTCTTTTCTGGTAAAATCTACCAGCATTCCTATTAAAATTACTTGTAACTGTTTATCCATTATTATCATCTCCTATTTTTATTATTTTAATTCAATGTGTGGGTAATCTTTGAATTTTCGCCAATCCCCACCCCACTCGATACTTATTTTCATTTCTGCTGCGACCTTTTTTAAATGCTCCGCAACTTCTTTATATTTTTTATTGTTATTCCAATCAATGTTTCCTGGAATTGAGGGGTCATAAATTGCAAAGTCGACAGCATGTCCATATCCGTCACTTTTAGCTTGATGATTTGACTTATGCGTATACCCATCGCAATTTGTTACAATTTTGCCAGGTTTTGTCCGTCCTTGGCTATATAACTCTCTTTGATATTCCGCTGTCCTCAATCCTTGTACTACCATAAAATCATGTGGGCTATCCACTATCGCTCTTTTGAAGAGTTCTGAAAGTTTGGGATGTACTCCTTCCAATCTGCTTAAACTTAGTTTACTTAATACATACATTTAAATCACTTCCTTTTCTTTTATTAATTCCATATTTTTTAAATACCTAAATAATTTCGACGGATTGAACTGATAGCCAACCCTGTCTTTTAAAGATTTACATTTATAAGTCAATGTAAATTGCAGGGCATAATCTACCGCATTTAAACAAAATTCACTGCAAAAATATCTGTCAGCATCTTGTACCTTGTCAGCATAGAAAAATTGCCCTAATATTCCAAGATAATCATAACCTTTACCTTGTGCTGTTTTAAAAAATTCTATGACATCTTTAGCTTCTATGTTGTTGGATAGCTCATAAATATCCATGTTTTTTTGATATTCAAATTTTCTTGTTCTAACTCCACCAGGATTAGATAAGAACACCTGTCCGTCATAGATAAATTCAGTGTGTGAATATTTACCTAGTGTCCACAGTGCTATTAAATGCCCAATCAGCCGCTTTGGCTTATGAAAACAGATATACAACGTATTTCTTTTTAATTCTACTTCTCCCATTCCTTTTCAAACTCCTTTTCAGAATCAAAATTTTTCAATTCCTCATCGCTTAATGTCTCGATTTTTACCTTTAAAGCTGTTTCCGTCATCATTGCTTTTGTTGTTTGTTCTTGCATCATTTTAGCGATTAAAAGCATATCCTGTATTGTCAAATCTACATAAATATCCTTGTCATCTAAGTCCTTAAATTTCCAGTTTTTAAAATCAGTCTGCTTTGTTGCAAGTAACATCGTTGTTATATTCCCTAAATTGTTTTTGTCCAGTTCTCTATTTTTTTGTTTATACTTTTCTTTAAAAATAAATTCTTTTTCAGAATGTTGAACTTTAAGAGCATTTAATTTCTCTTTTATATTCTCTATTTTTTTATCCCGATTTATCTTTATTTTGTTATTATCTATGTACTCAAATTCAGACAACTCAACTGTTTTAATTTTTCCATTTTCAATAATTTCATTTGAGCTTAAACTATATTTCCCAGCCTTATACAGCTCTTCTTTTGTAGATTCTCTTAATTTCCCGTTTTCCAAAATCGGATTTTGATATTCTGTTTCATTCCAAGTGTGCTTTTCTGCATCCCAATCTGGATAAAACAAGGATGGACTTCCTTTAAAATCTTCCAAATTTGTGATTGCTGGTTTTGCTATTATTTCAAGACTTTTTTTGTTATAAATTACAACATACATTAGTTTTCCTCCTTAATTTTATTCTGTGCTAACTTATGAATTTGCACGAAAATTTTAAATATGAATATTGATTTTTAAAGGCTTTGAGATAATTTCGTTTTATGCTTGCATACAATTTTTATTAAATCACTAAAATCTAAAATATGCATAAAGTCAATAAAATCAATAAATATTTTTCAAAATTCTGAACAAATTCATAAATTTATTTAGAATCTACAACTAAAAGTTTAAGAATTTTTCCAGCACAGCGTCCAGGTTTTAATGGAAATTTGCAACTTTCGGGGCAAATAGTTGCTTTTGCTACAGATCAAGTAAAATAAGCAACTAAGACTTTTATGTTTTTTACAGGTACATTGGAAGCATTGCCCTTACTTCCTACTCTGATACAGTTGAAATCAATATCTAAATTACAATATTCGAACCAGCTCGCTTGGTTAATATTAGTAACAGATATTACTTTATCTTTTTTAATGTGTGAGGGAAGATTGACATACCACTCTGTTGTATCAGTTCCTGCAATGTATCCGAGAAGATTTGTCATTGACAAAATTTCAGTTTTAAACAAATTTTCCACTTTGTCCGAAATCGGCTTATTAGAAATAGCCCTGAATTTCCCTGAATCGTTGTATGTCAGACTGTTGTCTTCGATACATTCGTAATAGAATTTTGTAACATTATCATAATAAAACTTACCTTTCGTTTTATTGCCGATGTCCTGTATGTTTCCACCAAATTCTAGTCCTAAAATTTCAGTTAATTTAGAACTAACTAAATAATTTTCGTCCGCATATTTTTTAGTAATATACGTGATACTCGGATCAATAACAGCTGTTACGTTTGCCACTTGATCCACAATAATCGTATCTACATATTCAATTTCTACGACATTATTAGCCGAGAAAGGTGGCACAAAATCTGGACTAGTTGAAATATTGTAAGCATAAAGTATTTCAACGTTATCATTTCCGTGTGCAAATATTCCTAACTCTTTGATATAAAACCCTGTTGTTACTGATTTATTAGTCAATAAAGCGTTAATTTCACAAGTTCCATTTCTTTTTACATTTATATTCAAAATTGGCAATGTTGTAATTTGATTGACTAATGTTGTCCTTTCTCTTTCAGAAGTTAACGATGTTCCATCTCCTATCGCCATCTTAGTAAATGTTATTGTTTCTCCTGCTAATCCTTTTGCTAATAGTTCTCTTCCTTTTTCTGTTAAAATAAATCCATTAAATTTTGCCACAATTTACCTCCTATCTTATTTCTCTTAGAACTCTTGTTCTATGTACTGTTCCAAAATTTTCTGCTATAATTTCATTTGGAATATTTATGTCAGTTGAGTTCAAGTAATATTTCTTTTTATTTTTTTCAACAAAACCATAGTAATTTTTCTTTCCCTTTTTTCTCAAAAGCCTTATTCCTTCAAGCCAAGAACGAATATTTTTATACTGCTCTACAACTTCAATTATTTTCTTGTAGCCTTCATAATCTGATAAATTCCCATCTGTATTTACTTTAAAATATCCAGGATCTCCTCCGTATTTAAACCATTCTATTATTTCAACATTTCCGTTAAATAATATTTCACATATTTCTTTAATTCCGCCTACAGTACCTTTGTTAAAGTGTGAAAAAACAGACCTTTTTATTAATTTTGTTTTAGTATCTCTTGTTATATTTGAATCAATGTAATCAACATGATATTCCCACATCAAAAAATCTAATTCTACATCATTCAGTTCTGATAATTCCAAAAAAAAATTTCTTTTAATCGCATCATGCTTTTTTTTGATAGCAAAATTTATAGATTCATAAATCCAAAGTGTTGTTTTATCATTCAAAGTTGACTTCGCTGCTATATCTGTTAAGTTCAAATTATCAATAGTTATCATATATTTTCAACTCCTAAATAATTGCTTGTAACACTTGTATTTTCTGCTATTTCATTAAAATCTAAAACTTGAAATATTGGACTTCTTAACACAACTCTTTTCACTCCAGCTAATTTTAATAATTTAATAAGCTCATCAGGATTAATATCTCTGCCCATTTTATTTTGTTGCCAAATCTTAAAATCTTTTATAGCTTTTTCAACATTATTTTTAATAACATTTACAAGTGTTTCATTAGATTTATCAATGTAGTAATCGAAATCAATAGCATACGATGTTTTTATCGCCTGTTTTACTGTCACATTATCCGTTAAAGGTCTTATATTATCAGTATTCAACATTTCTTCGATTCTCTTTTTGAGTTCATTAGTAAGTGTCAAGGAATCAGTTAAAACATAAATATCTACATTTGTTGCGCTTGGACTATACGCTACAACATCAACAATATTCGTACTTGTTGACTTAGCCCAAAATTCATAAGCCCCTTTGCTTCCAGCAGTTGTGAAAGATTCAGGAATTTCTCTGATTCTAGCTCTATAATTGTCATCTTGCTCTATTTCAGCTCCATTATTCGATGCCGTAATGTTCTCAACCTTATCAAAATGTGGAAAAATGTCGACCATTGTATTAATTTGTCCTACTGGAATATCATTCCCAACAGTTCCTGATGTGTTGCAAGTTGCAATTCCATCTACATACAAATCGCCTTTTTCTATTTTATATTGTTCATCGGTTGAAAAATATAACTCATTGTATTGAATCCTTGACCCTTTTGGAATTATTATGTCCGTTGCTTGAATATCAGTAATATAAAATCTAAATGTTGCTACGGCTGGTTGTTCTACGAGTCTTTTACCTCTATTTCCGTAAAACTCTCCTTTCAAATCTAACCGCTCATTTCTTGCAAATCTTAAATAATTCTGTTTCATTTCATCATTGTATTTTTCTTCTCTTAATCCAAATAAATACGCTACCGTTTCAAAGATAAGCGTTTCTGGACTTGATTCAGTTAATTGCCTTCCACTCAGCTCCTGAAACTTATCAATCATATCTCTTTTAAGTTCCCACGAATCCGCATCTATAATTTCATATTCTTCATTTGATATTTCACTCAATGTTTATCACCTCAATTCCTAATTCAATATCAAAATCATTATTATATGTATCTTTCATAATGATTCTAGTTTGTCTTAAAACAGCTCTTGGCTCATATTCTCTTATAATTTTAGTCAAATGGCTTGTGATCCTATTCTGCACAACATTAATGTTCTTATCAATTAAATCACTGTCAAATGCAAAATCTCGATTGAGTGGCTGTTCTTCTTTGCAAACTCTTAAAATCATTCCTACATTTGTAACTACTTCTTCTAAAACATTTTTTGGATTATAATTTATTTCTTCAGAGCTATTTACTGTTATCATTATTTACAGCCTCCTTCTGCTCATTCTCGATGTCGTCTTGATTTTCTTCAGTGACTTGCTGATTTTTTTGTATTTTTCTTTGTTCAATTAATTGATTATACAACTTAGGATTTTCAATATACTCTTTAAGCGTAATATTCAACTTAACAACATCAAACCCCCCCTCTTCTTTATTAAAATAACTGCTTTCTTCTGATAGTTCTGTTATCAAAAAAGGGTATTCGCCAAATACTTGACCACCAAAGACTAGATTAGCATACTCTCCAAGTTCAAACATTTTCTTGATTGTATCTAGTTCTTCTTTTAAAGTAGTCTGCTGTATTAAAGATGACACTAAAGTCATTGTAAAACTAACTTCTAGTAAATCTCTACCTTGGAATCTTAACATTCCAGGACCGTAAATTGCTTGATGTTCCGATATTTTAGCCTTGTATGACCTACTTATTTGATTATTAAGCGATACAATCTGATCTTCTGACGCTTCAAATATGACATCTCCAAAACTTCCTATCATTGCGGACCTCCACTCATATCTCCACCAGCAGTAACACCATCGTGTTTATGTGTATTAAGATTAATACTTCCACCAGTTGTAGTCGTTCCGCTCACTTCTAAATCTCCATTAATCACGATTTTACCAATATTTAAAGTCAATGTATTGCCATCATAAGTCCAACTACCCCCATCGGAAAAAATTCTTTTAACTTCACTTTCACTGCTAGAAGCACCTCGCATAGGACAACCAAGCACAACTCCTTGTTCAGGCATTTCTGAAAAGAATAAGCAATAAACAGTTTGCTTTAAACTGAGTGTATAATTATCGCTATGACTTTCAGAGTAAGGAACTAATACATTAAGCCAGTCCGTTGTCTTGTCATCATCGCCTTTTAACAAAACTCTTACTTTTCCAGTTTTTGAATCTATCGCACTTACTTCTCCTGCTTTTAATGTTTCAATCAATTTAACCACCTGCCTTATTATTTTTTTTGTAACAAAAAAATCACAATCAAATTAATGACTGTGATTTTCTTTTAAATCTTATGCTCCTTCTTTTTCTCTATCCATATTTGCTTTTATTCCTAATGTTTCTAACAAAGTACGAATAAATAATCTTCCTTTTTATAAACTACATACCCTGATAAATAACAACTTTATCAAAGATTTTTTCTACTTCTTCTTGTGAAATTCCATATTTCTTAGCTATTTTTTTATTGATTTCTTCTTCAATATTTTCTTCTTCTTGTTTAGTGTAGTTTCCTTTTGATTTTAAAGTTTCGTGAAGTGTTTTTGAATAATCAATATAAATATCTTTTTCTTTATCACTCGGAATTTCTTTTTTAGCCCTGTAAGTTTCATCTTTCACAGTTCCATCAGGATAATAAGTTATCATTCCGTGTGTTTCGCCACCAAGATTAAAGAATTTTTTATCTCCATAAGCACGAATAAACAGAATATCCGCATCTTTTATTTGCTCTTTCCCTGCTTTTCTCATTACTTTTTTTAGATTTTCTTCAGAAATATCATCTTTAACTAATATATCTA